TCAGACGTTGCAGGATAGAGCGTTCAGGCAATGCCAGTCATGCGCCCGCGATCTGGGCATGACGATTTCTGCGCGTTGCAAATTGGTGGTACCGAAGCCGCCCGAAGATGAAGACGACGAATTATAAGAATGGTGATTCCCGATGACGCAAATGCCGGAGCGATTGCAAGAATATGTTGATATTGTAAAAGACGGAAAAATTCAGACTTGCAATGAGCAAAAGCAGTTGGTTGCTTTGGTGGAGAATGTATTCGCATCCGAAAGGCTGAATATAGATCATGTTCAAATCGAAAAGTATTTCTCCTACCAGAAATACTTTCCATTCAACTTGTTTCCATGGGAAGCGTTCTGCTTCATCCTTCACAATTGCGTCTTCAAGAAAGATGGTACACCGCGCTGGAGTGACCTGTTCATTCTGATGGGCCGTGGTGGTGGCAAGAATGGCTATCTATCCTTTGAAGACTTCTGCTTGATTACGGAGACAAACGGCGTGGCGTATTATGATATTGACATATGCGCCAACAGTGAAGAACAGGCAAAAACCTCCTTCGACGAAATCTATAATATTCTTGAAAACCCAAAGTGGCGGAAGAAGTTTGAGAAGAACTTCCATTGGAACAAAACTGAAATTGTCAATCTGAAAACGCGGTCGAAAATCAAATACCGAACGAACAACCCGAAAGGGAAAGACGGCTTACGAAGTGGCAAGGTTGACTTCGACGAACCGCATGCTTATGAGAATTGGGAAAATATCAACGTATTCACAACGGGCCTTGGTAAGAAACCGCATCCGCGCCGAACCTACGTTTCTACGAATGGTGACGTTCGCGAAGGGCCTTTGGATCAGTTAATTGAAAAAAGTGAGAAGATACTGAACGGCGAATTGCCGGATAACGGATTTCTACCATTCATCTGCAAATTGGATGATGAGAAAGAAGTTCATGATCCGGCACTATGGGAGAAAGCAAATCCTTCGCTTCCCTATCTTCCCATTCTCCGCGAACAGATGATGCGCGAATATGCGGATTATCTTCTTGACCCTGTTATCAATAATGCGTTCATGGTAAAGCGCATGAACATTCCGCAGGGGCGCAAAGACACGGAGGTAGCAAGCTGGGAAAACATTCTCAAAACGAATGATAAGGTTCCCGATCTGAGCCATAGAACGTGCATGTGCGGAATCGACTTTTCCAAGACAACCGACTTTGTGTCGGCTTTTTTATTGTTCAAGGATGTAGACAAGTATTACGGCATTCACCATAGCTGGTTTTGCACCGCTTCCGCTGATAAGCACCGCATAAAAATCCCACTTGACCAAATGGTGCAGCGCGGATTGCTTACCATTGTCGATGACGTAGAAATCAACCCAACATTGATTGCTGAATGGGTGCGGCAGCAGAATATGATCTATAACATTGACAAAATTGCAATTGATAGTTATAGGTATTCGCTCCTTTCAAGAGCCTTGCGGGATGTTGGCTATGACGCGAATGACAAAATGGTGAAGCTGGTAAGGCCGTCTGACATAATGCAAGTGGTTCAGAAAATCAGTTCTATGTTCATTGGCAATAAAATCATTTGGGGGGATGACCCGTTAATGCGATGGTACACCAATAATACGAAATTGGAACCGGCACCGAATAATAATTTCAAATATGGCAAGATAGAGCCGAGGAGCAGAAAGACAGACGGGTTCATGGCTTTCGTGAATGCGGTCGTCCTGGAAGACGAATTGCCGGATGCATTTGATTTGCAAGTCATGCCCGTAATTCTTTTGTGAAGGAGGTGAGAAAGTGAGAAAATTCAATCTTTTCAATTTCCTCGAAAAGAAAGTTGATGCCGCAGAAATCAGCACTGTCACGGCGAAGATGATGGAGCAAGCAGCTTTCAAGGAATTGGCGCTGCATATTGCTATTTCGTATATCGCCAACAGCCTCAGCAAGTGCGAATTCAAGACGTATGAAAACGGGAAAGAGACGAAAGGTCTGCTTTATTATCTGCTGAACGTTTCGCCCAACCCGAACCAGAACGCCAGCCAGTTCATTAATCAGATCATCGAAAATTATTTCTATAAGCATGGTTCCCTGGTGGTTATGAATAATGACCGTCTTTATTGCGCTGACAGTTTCGACGTCGACGATGTCAACCCGCTGAAAGAATATGTCTACCACAACGTGGCCTTCAATTGCCAGCAGCCCAGAAGGCAGTATAAGGCCAGCGAAGTGTTCCATTTCAAGCTGGACAACAAGAATGTGAAGAGCCTTATTGAATCTTTGTATTCTCAATACGGCGAAATTCTTGGCATGGCCCTGCAAACTTTCAAAGCAACGAATGGGCGCAAATACAAGTTACTGCTTGAACAGTACCAGGCGGGTGACCCAAGGTTCGCTCAATTGTTTGAAGAAAGCATTCGTGGGCAATTGAAGACCTTCATCGAGAATGACAATGCTGTCTATCCGCAGTTCAAGGGCATGGATTTGCAGGAATTCCAGACTTCGGGCAGAGCTAACACGGACGATATTATCGCCATGCGAAAAGAGATTTTTGACACCACTGCCCAGGCGTTCAAAATCCCTCTTTCCATGATGTATGGCAACATTACCAATATTACCGAAATTGTCAAGGTATATTTGTCGTTCTGCATTGATCCGCTTGCTGACATGCTTTCCGAAGAAATCACCCGCAAGCGGTACACCTTCGAAGAATGGCAGAAAGGTAATTATGTAGAGCTTGACACCTCCTGCATTAACCACATTGACATTTTCGAAGTTGCGGCTGGCGTGGACAAGCTGATTGCTTCCGGTGTTACGTCGATTGACGAAATCCGTCCTTTCATGCGCTTGAACCCGCTTGAAACTGATTTCAGTACCAGCCATTTCATGACCAAGAACTATGAACTGGCTGAAAATATACTGGAAAATCTTCAAGAGGAAGGAGGGAAAACCGATGAAGAAGAACTTCTACTCAATGACGAAGAAAGGTAATGCGGCGACCATTAATATTTATGGCGACATTACCAGCTTTCCACTGAGCGAAAATGACGTGAGTTCTGACAGCCTTGTGAAGCAGCTTGACGAAATTGGGGATGTTGCAGAAATTTCTGTGCATATCAATTCGTATGGCGGCGAGGTTGCAGAGGGGCTTGCAATTTACAACGCGCTGAAACGCCACAAGGCGAAAGTCATTACCTATTGTGACGGCTTCGCTGCTTCTATTGCATCCGTTATCTTCATGGCAGGGGATGAACGTATTATGAACGATTCCTCCTTGCTCATGATCCACAATGCATGGAGCGTTTCGGAAGGGAATGCTGAAGAATTTCGCAAACAGGCTGACGCATTAGACAAGATCACGCAAGCAAGCATTATTGCCTACAAGGCGCATTGCACGATTTCTGAAGAAGAAATTGTTGCGCTGATGAATGCTGAATCTTGGATTCTTCCAGAAGAAGCGCTCGAATATGGCTTCGCTACCGCTATTGAAAAAACGGAAAGCAAGGCCGCAAACCAGAATGCGCGGAAGCATCTTTTTGAATTAATCAAGGTTTACCTTCAGAAATCGAAAGACGATGAAGAAAAACCGAAAGATGCAGAACCGGAAGACGAGCAGGAAGACGACGCTTCTGACAACGATGCGCCGGACGAAGAACCGGATGAAGAACCGGATGAAGAACAACCCGAAGACAACGAGGAAGAAGAAAACGCCCAGGAAGCAGCCGCCCAGAAATGGAGCGGTTTTTTTAATGCTTTAATCAAAATGTGAAAAGGAGAAATGAAAAAATGAGCATTAAGTTTTCTCACGAAAAGGAATACCTGAACAAGATCGTTGCTGCCCTGAAGTCCAATGACGAAGCTGAAATCCAGCAGGCTTGGCAGGGCTTCCATGATTCCGTTGTGGAACAGGTAAAGGCCGATTTTGAAGAACTTCAGGAGAACAATGATTCTGCTGTTCTGGCACAGCGCGGCTACCGTCAGCTTACCAGCAAGGAAAAGAAGTGGTACCAGAAGGTCATTTCCGCCCTGAAGTCCACCGATCCCAAACAGGCTTTCACTGCTATTCTTGGCAGCGAAAACGAAGAAGACCTTATGCCCACCACCATTATTGAAGACGTGTATAAGGATCTGAAGGAAGAATATCCCTTGCTGAACGCTATTAATTTCCAGCATGTGGGCTACATTACCAAGTGGGTTCTGAATGACCACGCCACCCAGACTGCTGTATGGGGCACCATTACCGATGAGATTGCGAAAGAAATCACTTCTTCCTTCCGTGTCATGGACATCAACCAGAGCAAGCTTTCTGCCTATGCTGTGATTGAGCATGGCATGCTTGATCTTGGCCCCACTTTCCTGGACGGCTACATTCGCACCGTTCTGGCTGAAGCCATCATGGGTGGTCTGGAAATGGCCATCGTTGCCGGTACTGGCGTGAATCAGCCTGTTGGTCTGATGAAAGACATTCATGAAGGTGTTTCTTTCAACTCCAGCACTGGTTATCCTGACAAGGCCGCTGTTCCTGTTACCGATTTCACTCCCGCTACCTATGGTGACATTGTTTCCCGCATGTCTCTGACTGAACGCGGCAAGAAGCGCAAGTTCAACAAGGTAGCCATGATTGTGAACCAGACTGATTACCTGACCAAGGTGATGCCCGCCACCACCGTTCTGAACGCCAATGGTAGCTATGTGAACAACCTGTTCCCCTTCCCCACTGACGTTTATGTTTCTAACGCCGTGGAGGATGGTAAGGCTATTGTGTTCCTGCCCGCTGAGTATTTCATGGGCATGGGCGGTGCCAAGAATGGCGTGATTGAGTATTCTGACGAATACAAGTTCCTGGAAGACCAGCGCGTGTTCAAGATCAAGCAGTATGGCTGTGGCCGTTGCTTCGACAATACTTCTTCTCTGGTGCTGGACATCAGCGGCCTTGAACCCGCTTATATCACCGTGAAGAATTACGAAACGCCTACTGCCTAATATTCCTTTGAGGTGATAAAGAATGACGGAAAGACTGCTTGCGCAAGTCAAACGAAAGCTGAATATCACCTGGGAAGATGACGACACGAACGCCCGCATTGAAGATATTGTCCAGTCGGCGATCCCCAACCTTATCCACAGGTTGGGGATTCCCGACCCTGGTTTCGATTTCAGCGAAGCCGGGACTGAGAACACGCTTTTCCTTGCGTATTGCCTATACGAATTCAATCATTCATTGCATGATTTTGAAGACAATTATGCGAACCTGATTGGTCAAGTTCGGGCAAAGAACGAGGTGGCATATTATCTGAAAAATGGGGCTGATGCTGATGAATAAGACCAGGTTCAGCCGATATAATGACGGCGTTGCTATGATCTACCGCGAAAAGGAGAAACGGAGCAATTTCGCCGCAAAAGAAAACGTTTCTGCTTTGGATGACATGGAGTTCATTGCCAAGCTGGATTATGAAGAATCATCCAAGCGGGAGCAAGACTTAGAATTTGCGCAGCAGAACGGTTTTTCTTTGTCGCTGAAAATTCGTACCCGTCACCTTCCTTGCGTTGATAACAAATGCAAATGCGTCATCAATGGCTATCTTTATGACATAGCCTACACAGACAAAACCAGAACTGAAATGTGGCTATTCCTTGAAGGGGTGAAGTTGCTTGATCCTTACTGACATTGAAGCGAAATTGAAAGAGATTGACCCGAACGTATATTATGGCCTGGTCGATGAAAGACAGGCCGAAACCGTTTGGAATTATATTGTATTCAATCGCACTAATATCAAGCATTCAAGCAACAAAACAGCCGCAACGGATTGCTTTGACGTGCATATCATCCGCGAAAACTATATTCCAGACGGGTTGGAAGATGATCTGATTGCAAAATTGTGTGACCTTCCAGGTGTCCGCCTTGCTGGTGCTGATACTGCGTTCAATTATGTGCAGAAGCCGAATACCAATGTCGTTGTAGAAATGATGACAGTTTCTTTCGTGAGAGGTAGGAAGTAATGGCTGGAAGCCAATTTGAATTGAATGCCGCTTCTTTTGAACGCTTGCATAAAGCGTTGGAGCAGTACCAAGGCAATACAGAAGAAGCCATCAATGACGTTTTGCACAACCAAGCAGGGCCGCTTGCACAAGATTCCATTCGTCGCCTTATCCCGGTTTCCGGCAAGACGTGGAAAGGAAAGAAACCCGGAGCAAAGAAAGGGAATTCGTTGCAAAATATCAATGGAAATTTATCTGTGACAATAACAACGCCGAAGAATTATCAGTACCTTTATTTCCCGGACGATGGCACCAACACGAGACGGCACGTTGGTAACCAACAATTTTTTCGTCGTGGCGGCGAAGCTGTTATGGATGAGGTTATTGACAGGTGCGTCAATAGGCTGATTACCGAATTTGAAAAAGGAGTGTAAACAATATGACCAATGGTGTTTTTTCTGACTATGAACTTGACCAGATGAGCGTCAAATTTCATGGTGATGAAGCTGCTACTTATAAGACCATGAACTGCGTCGGTTCCATGGAAGAAGAAATGGAATCGAAGACCGTTACCAAGAGCTGCCGTGGTGTAGTGGCGAAGACCCGTTCCCGTGGTACTGGTTCTGGTACTTTGACCATTTCCGCCCATGTGCCGTGGGAAATCTTCACCAATGCTTACGGCATGGTGCTTGATTCCGTCAAAGAAGGTGTCATGGCCTACGGTAGCAATTCCATTCATAAAACCTTCAGCATTGTTGCTCACGTCAAGGATGAAGACGGCGTAGAAAAGCTGAAAGCCTATCCCAATTGCGTTATTACCACTGGCGTGGTGCGCAACATTGAAAACGGCGCTGAAGAAGTTGCTGAAATGGAAATGGAAATTTCCGTTATGCCTGACGAATATGGCAATGGTTTGTATGAAGCTATTGTGACCGAACTGACCGAAGAAAGCTTGAAGAATACTTGGATGACCGCGTTTGCTCCTGAACTGGTTCAGGTTGCGAATGCATAAGGAGGAAACCCAATGAAGGCCAAGGTATTGCAGAATTTCCGCGATAAGAACAGCGGTGAAATTCACAAGAAAGGCGCTGTCATCACTATTTCGAAGAAGCGCTTTGCAGAAATCTTGACCGTCGGCAATCTGGTAGAAGAAATTAAGGAACCTACCGAAAAAGCGACTGAATAACGGAACGGGGGCATTGAAAAATGCCCCCGAATCTTTTGTATGGGGTGAAACAAATGGAAAACAAAATGCTGAATACCATGTATACCTTTGAATTTGCTGACGGTACGACTGCGGAACTGACCCTGTCTTTCTTTGGGTTGTACCAGTTGCGCAGCAAGGACAAATCCTTGTATGAACGTTATAACAAGATCATGACCAGCAACAGTCGCGGCAATTTTGAAGAATTGGACAGTGTGACGATCCTTTATGCTGCTTACGTCTGCGCCAACATGAAGAATGAAAACCTGATGAGCGAAGAAGAATTCATCATGAAGTGCGGCAGCGACAGAAGGGCCGTTGGCGCAGCATTGGGGCATCTTACAAACCCAAAAAAAATGTAGGCTTTCGTCAACCGTTCAAAATGCGCACCCATGCCAGAAAAAACAAATTGAAGCCCCCGGAATTTGTGCTGGAGGATGTTGAAGATTATTACACATATTATGTCTTAATTCTTGAAATCCCCGAAGACATATTCTGGTATGCGGATTATTCTTTTTTGCTTGGTGTGGTTGAGAACAAAACTGCCTATGACGGGTGGTTGAGTTATGTGGTTGAACGAGAGCGGGAAAAGAAATAACGGCCATAAATCGAGGTGAAAAGGGTTATGGCGAAGAACGAAGCAAAGATTAAATTCACAGCGGAAACTGGCGAGTTTAACAGCGCAATAAACAAGGCCAATTCCAATATGACCGAATTGCGCGCCGAACTGAAACTGAATCGGGCGCAGATGGAGACAACCGGTGCTTCTGTTGATGGGCTTCAGAAAGAATACAGTTTGCTTCAATCCGAATTGAAAGAAGCGGGAAAGAAGACAGAAGCGCTTGAACAAAAACTGAAAGTCGCTACCAAATACTTTGGTGAAAATTCTAACGAAGTTAGCAAACTGAAAACCCAGCTTGCCAATGCCAAGACCCAGGAGGAAAAAATCAAGCAAGCAATCAACAAATGCAACAACGAATTGAAGAAACATGAAGATGCATTTGAAGATGCTGGCGACGCTGCTGAAAAAGCAGGAAAAGACGCAGAACAATCTTCCGAAGGCTGGACGATTGTAAAAGACGTTATTGCCGATATGGCGAAAGATGCCATTGCCTGGGCCGTTGAATCCTTCAAGGAATTGATGACCGCCGGAGAAGATGCACTTGCAACACTGAGCGCACAGACGGGGGCAACAAGGCTGGAAATGGAAAGATACCGTGACATCATGGATGATATTTATGCCAATAATTATGGCGAATCATTCGAAGACGTTGCGGATGCCATGAGCGTTGTCGTCAGGACTTTTGATGATCTGGACGACGCTAGCTTGCAGGATATTACAGAAGACGCAATTGCGCTTCGTGATACTTTCGGATATGACTACCAAGAATCCATGCGAGCCGTTAATTCGCTCATGAAGAAATTTGGCATCAGTTCTGACAAGGCGTTCAATTTGCTTGTGCAAGGCGCACAGGAAGGACTTGACCAGAACGGTGACTTGCTGGATGTCATCAATGAATACAGCGTTCAATTCGCCGATGCTGGATATGAAGCTGAAGATATGTTCAACATGCTCAAAAACGGTGCAAAAAAAGGCACCTGGAGCGTTGACAAATTGGGTGATGCTGTCAAGGAATTCAATATTCGTGCTTCTGACGGCACGGTTATTCAAGCGCTTGAAGATTACCAAGAGCAATTAGGCCTGTCTGACAAAGAACTGAAGAATTTAACAAAGTCTTTGCAGACTGGTGGTAAAGACGGGCAAGAAGCTTTCAAACAAATCCTTTCCGCACTTGGTGGCGTTAAGGATGAGACCGCACGGTACCAGGCCGGGGTTGCGTTATTCGGTACCATGTGGGAAGACTTGGGCGAATCTACTATCACGGCATTGATGGATACCCAAGGCGAAATTAAAGCAACGAAGAACGCTATGGAAGACTTGGCAAATGTCAAATATGACACCTTGTCTTCTGCTTTTTCTGGGTTAGGACGGTTGATTCAGTCTGAATTAATTCAACCGATTTCAAACTTTTTTTCTTCCATTCTCAAAGGCGCGGTAGAATGGATGATTGAAAACTTCGACGCATTGAAGCCTATCATTGCTGGTGTCGCGGCAGCATTCGTTGTTCTGGCTGGATCGCTTGCAATAGTGGGTTTGGTGAAAGCGCTACGCACTGCATTTCAATTACTTAATGCAACGCTTGCTGCAAACCCAATCATTCTTGTCGTTTCAGCGCTTGCCGGTCTTGCTGCTGCTATTTCTACATTTGCGTCGAACGAAGCACAGAAATTCGTTGACAGCGCACAGTCAATGGCTGCTTCTGTGACTCCTTTCAATAATGCTGTTGATTCCGCCAAGTCACACACCATAAATTTCAGCAAAGCGCTATCTTCTTCCGGGCACACTATGGATGAATTAGAGCAGAAAATTAGCGAAGCGGAAAATGGCATTACTGAAATTCTTGGCAATGCAATGTCTGAACAAAGGGCGTTGCGCGAAGACGAATTGATTCGTCTTCAAAATTACAACCAACGCATCCGGGAACTGGAAGCAGAAAAAATGTCTATTTACCGCACTTCGATGGAAGCAGAAATTGCCATGCTGAAGAATGGGCAAGTTGTTACCCAGGAAGACGCGGCGATCAAACTTGCAACGCAACGGGAATACCTTACGCAAGCCAATGAAGCGGCCCGGATTGCGTATGAAAATGAATTCACTCAATTGCAAAACAAGCACAAAGCAAACGGCACTCTGAATAGCGAAGCTTATTTCAAGGAATTGAAAGCGGCGCAAGATCATTATACGGAACAGAAAGAGGAAAACGAAAAGTTTTATACCGAAACCACTGAACTGTTAATGTCAAGTGCCAAGGAATGGGTGAAGATTGATGCTAAATGGTGGGACACGGCGGAGAAAAGGGCAAGAAAATCGGAGCAAGAATTAGCTGAGTGCTTGTGGAACATTGACTTAGACCACTCTAATGCGTTTTTGTCTATGTATTATACTACTGTAAAAACGGGCGGGAAAATCGACAAAGAAACCGAGAAAATAGCACGCGACATGGTAGGAACCTTTGACGGAATGCCGGAGGATATGAACGACCAGGCGCATGCTGCTCTCATGGGCCTTATTGCGGGTATGGAGGATGAAATTCCAGAACTCAAAAACGCCTCCAGCATGACGGCACAAGAAATTGTTGACGTACTTAACAGGAAATTGGAAATCAATTCTCCTTCCCGCGTGACACGCCGAATTGGTAGCTATATTACCGAAGGGTTGGGAAAAGGCCTGACAGACAAAGAAAACTGGCTGCGCAGGGAGACGAGCAGTTTCGTTGGACGAACTATTAGCTTCTTCCGCGATTTGTTTGGCGTTCATTCTCCGTCTACTGAAACGGCGTGGCAAGGTGAAATGCTGGTCGCTGGCTATGTTGAGTCTTTGAAGGCTGGCCGAAAAGATATGGAAGATGCTATGCAGGGTCTTGCTACGGCTGGCATGAATGCTGTTGATTTTGACGTGAATGCGAACGGCACAATTCAAGGCCATGTCTCTGGCGCATCTGAACGCAAGGCAGGTGCTATGAATTTGCAAGCCTTGGCTGAATCCATTAACGATCTAGCAAGCAGACCGATTCAGCTTAATATTAACGGACGGCAGTTCGCGCTTGCAACGGCAAGCGACGGCGACAACGTGAACGGAATGAGAAGCACGTTCAAAAACCGTGGTCTTGTTCTCGACTGATTGTTTAAGAAAGAAAGGCGGTAAAAATGGGACATACGCACGGCATTCATGACAGTGATGTCCATTTCACAATCAATGCAATTACACGGGCCATCAAAAATGATTCGCCCCGGAAAAGCGCGTTGATTCAGTATGACCACAATTCAGAACGGTTCACGTTCAAATGCCCCCGTTATATTGAAGGGCATGACATGTCTATTTGCAATCGGGTAGAAGTGCATTATTTGAATATTGAAACGACTACCCGGAAGCAAAGAAGTGGCCTATATGAAGTTACCGATTTGCAGATCAACCCGGAAGACGAAAATTCCGTCACTTGCAGTTGGCTCATTTCCCAGAATGCGACAGGTTATGTTGGCGTATTGAATTTCCTTGTCCGCTTCTGCTGCGTTTCCGCTGGCGTGATTGAGTATGCTTGGAACACGGCAATTGCAAGCATTGACATTGCTACCGGCATTGATGCTTCCGGCGCGTTTGAAAACGAATATGCGGATGTGATTGCGCAATGGAAAGCAGCGGTCATGCAGCATTTTGACGGAACTATAAAGGAATGGGAAGACGGCGTAGAACGCGACATTGATGAATGGCAAGAGGGAGCGAAAAGCGACATTGACGCTTGGAAGGAAGCTGAAGTGTCTGAAATCCATCATCTGTTTGGAGATTATACCGAATATTGGGATAACAAAATTGCGGTTGAACGTGCAAGAATAGATCAGTTTGTTGCGCTGGAAGATGGCAGTACCACAGGCGACGCAGAACTGCAAGACGTTCGTGTTGGCACGGATGGCGTAACGCATGCTTCTGCTGGGACGGCAGTCAGAACGCAAATCCTAGAAGCAAAAAACTATGCCGAACAAGTGAGCAGCGGCAAGGTGGTTACAATTACCCCGACCGAGTCGCAAGTTATTAAAGGTGCATTGCTTACGGCAGATGGTGGGCAACCGAAAACGGAAGCTTGGAATTGCACTGACTATTTAGAATTGCCATTTGTGCCGCTGTCTGAAATAAAAGCAACCTGCACAATCCACGGGAATGCCGCATTGTGTGTCTATGGAAAAAACAAGGAAGTCCTGCTAGGTATTGATGGAAACAATATTTCGGAATATGGGATTGAGCCAAACGGCATGAAGCTGACCATTGCAATTGTTTTGCCAGAAGGGGCTGCCTATATTCGCCTATGTGGGTGCTTGCGATATGGAGAATACACGTCTCCGACAGAATACATGGTAACGGGAGTCGTGAACGCCCTGTCTGACCGCCTGGGTTCGGCTGAACAGGAAATTGATAATGCAGTTGCTGCTATTACCGCACTAGAAGACCGCGTTGATTCAATGAACGTTTTTTGCAACGCCAATAAGGCACTTGTGTTCGGAGACAGCATCAGTGCGGATTATTACGGGAATTATCCGAAATGGGTCACAATGCTGGTCGAATCAGGTTTCTTGCCCGAAGGCACAGTCAATTCCAGCACACATGCGACGGGGTTTGTTGCGAAATACAATAACGAAGACAACGATTTCATTTCAAGGCTTGAATCAATTGAAAACAAGGATTCGTTCGACCTTGTGATTTTGTTTGGCGGAATCAACGATTACATTCAGTCCGTTCCAATGGGAGAACAAGGCGACGACAGGGGTGCCTATTTCATCCCGGCTGTTGACTATTTCTTCGAACGTCTTGTGAACAATTTTTCGCAAGCAAGAATTGCCGTTCTGTCCCCTTTGCACACCTACCAAACGTGGGCAAATTCGGCAGGACACATGCAGGAAGAATATGCCGAATACATCAAAACCGTTGCAAAGAAATATCATCTGCCCGTTCTGAATTTGACAGACGAAAGCGGGTTCTGCCCGGAAGTTTCGGCTTTCCGCAACGCATGGACATTGATGCCGGATGGATTTGATACGCATGACGGCGTTCACCCCACTGAAGAATATGAACGAAAGTTCTTGCTGCCGATGATTAGAAACTTTTTGTCTAGTTTGATGTAATATGGGCGCATTGAAAGCGAGGTGACAACATGATAAAAGGAACCACGCCGACGCATATTTTTGAACTTCCTTTCGATACGGGCAACCTTGCTGAAGTTCTGATTGTGTATGCGCAGAAAGGCGAAGAAGTTCTACGCAAGGTCACGGAAGACGTGACCTTTGACGGGTGCAAGATCAGTTTGAAATTGACGCAGGAAGAAACCTTTCTTTTCGATGAGCGGAAAAGCGTTCAGATTCAGGTTCGTGCATTGACGAATGATGGCGACGCGCTTGCTTCTCAAATTTCTGTTGTCAGGGTTGAGCAATGCCTATGCGAGGAAGTGATTTGATGCTGAACGGCAACACTATGCAAATTAAGGTAATTTTCAACGAATTGCAGCAGACAGGCGGGAGCGGTTCAAGCGGGACTATTGACAAGGCTGCTGTTGAAAAAATCGTTCAGGAATATCTTGCTGCAAATCCACCTGCTGGTGGCGGCGGGGGCGTGGATTTTACCACGGATGATAAAACGATTTCGCTATCCCCGGATAAGGTGCTATCCGTAATGACCACCGATCAGGCGGTATCGGATGACCCCCGGCCCATTACGGCCCAGGGGGTATACAACGAATTTGCTGTTATTAATGCATTGCTCAAAACGATTTGATGTAAGGAGAGTTGATACATATGGCTAATATCGCAGAGATTACCGCCCAGGAATATAACAGGATTGCTACGGATCGCAATACAATCCGGGCCAAGCTGGTGGAACTGAATCTAGCCCTCAGTACCGATACCCTGACCAAACTGGCAACCGCCATCAGCGAAATTATAAACCGTGGCACGGTAAATGCCAGCGTGCAGGAGGGCGAAACCGTAACCCTGGAGCCCGGTTATTATCAGGGCGGCAGCATTGCTGGCGTGGCTGGCGGCGGCAATTACACCTTGCAGGAAAAGACCGTTACCCCCACCAAGAAGGCCCAGACCGTAACATCCGACAGCGGATATTATGGCCTGTCCCAAGTGGTGGTCAACATGATCCCCAGCAATTTCAATGATACTTCCGATGTTACCGCCGCCGCTGGCGATGTGACGCTGGGCAAGATCATCGTATTGGCAGATGGCACGGTGGTATCCGGTACCATGCCGGATAACGGGGCCGTGAATAAAACCCTGGATGTGAACAATATCCAGTATGTAGTGGCGGCTGGCAGGCACAGTGGCACGGGTACGGTGAAAATCGTGCTGGAAGAAAAAACGGTGACCCCTACCAAGGCCCAGCAGGTGATTACCCCCGCCAGCGGCAAGGTGCTTTCCAAGGTAACGGTGGCGGCAATTCCGGATGCTTACCAGGATGTAACGCCGGTAACCGCAACCGCCCCTCATGTGCTGGATGGGGATATCTTTGTGGATGCAGCGGGCAATCAGGTGGAGGGCAGCATGCCCAATAATGGCAATATTAGCCTGACCATGAATCCCCTTACCCAATCCAGCGTGGAAATCCCTGCGGGGTATACCGGGGGCGGCAGCGTGGAACTGACGGAAGATTTGCTCAATGCCCTGAAGGCAATCTAAAGGCGGTGATAAAATGACCCTGGAAAAACAGGAACTTGACCGCATCGAAACAGCGAAAACCGCCATCGGTACGGCCATTGCCGGGAAAGGCGTGGCCGTGCCCAGCGGCACGAAGCTGGACAGCATGGCGGCGCTGATTGAGGGCATTGAGCAGGGGAGCGATCCCGTATTGCAGGAAAAGACGGTTACCCCTGCCACATCGGCGCAGAGCGTAACCCCGGATAGCGGATATGACGGCCTATCGAAAGTAACGGTAAACGCCATGCCCACGGCAACGCAGGCCACGCCCAGCATCAGCGTATCTTCCGGCGGTCTGATTACCGCATCGGCCACCCAATCCGCTGGCTATGTGGCCGCAGGAACAAAGAGCGCCACCGAGCAATTGACCGTGCAAGCTGCCCAGACCATCACGCCCGGCACCAGCAATAAAACCATCGCTTCTGGCCGCTACCTGACCGGCACCCAGACCATCAAGGGCGATGCCAATCTGGTGGCCGGGAATATCGCCAAGGGCGTATCCATCTTTGGCGTGACAGGCACCCATGAGGGCGGCGAGGATGTAAGCGCCGAAACCGCAGAATACACCGAATTGCTCACCGATCTTGAAACCGCCATTGATGCGCTGCCGGATAGCGGCGGGGGAAGCGTGGAAGCTTGTAGCGTGTTACTTATTACTAACGGGGATATATACGATATCTCATATACACCTACCGATGATGCAATAGGGTTTATTCCGGGAGATGAGACAGTAGACCAAATGGAATACACCATAAACAACGTAACCAAGAATACCGTAATGACGATTTTCTTTTCAGACAGCTGGTCAATGGAATGTGAAAATGCTGTCTTGTTAGGGAGAAGCGATTCTTGGGGAGGAGGTATGATGCTTTATTCCTTCCGCATCACCGGAAATGCAACCATAACCGCATCATAAAGGAGGCCACCCATGAGCGAAAACAAAACCCAATTACAAACCAACAACGCCAAATTGGAAGCCCTCATCACCGAGCTGCAAGGCAAAGCGGCGGGGGGAGGTTCGGGCGGGGGCGGTGGAGGCGAAATGCAAGTAGCCGAGGGGAGTTTTACCCCAAGTTCTTACAATATTAAAACTACCCCGATATCTATAACAGGACTTGGGTTTACTCCAAAGTTAGTAATTGTAAAAGCAGCGAAAACCAGCAGGATTGAACCATCTAATGTGCAGGCGAGTGGAGGACTCGGGTTACTGATGCTTACCGGTGGCCTATACAATTCTTGGGCTGCAATACACAAATCTTCCAGTACGTCTTTTGGCTTTGTATACACAGACAAAAACGGGACTACGTCGTACACATATGATTTGTCGGTTTCAGATGATGGTTTTACAATAAGCACCGCATCGTCTTCGGGGGCACTCTCATCCGTTATACAGGGGATCAACTACGAATATTTTGCCATCGGATAAAGGAGAGTAATTATGAAAAGCTATTTCAAACAATTAAACGATTCGGGAGAAATTACTCTTCTTTTGACATATAGCTTTCGTCCGAATATCACAAATCCGCTTGTAATTGAAATTACAAAAGAAGAGTACGAAACACTTCTTGCAGAAATGCAGAAACATGGAGAAATATCCGAAAGCGAAGAGGACGAAATTACCGACACCGAAGCGCTGAATATCATCACGGGAGGTGAAACCAAATGAACGTAACCCATTACTATGTTTCCGATCCCACAGCCGAAAAAGGCTTTGTGGAATTAACCGAATCTGAATGGTACGCCCTGCTTGGCACGGAAGAAGTACGGCCTTACACGGGGAAGGTGTACCGTGGAGAAATGGATATTTCCGAAGTGCCGGAAGAATTGCGGGAAGAAGCGGCGGCTGTGGTAGCGGAAAAGGTAAAGCGCTGGGGATTGTATTCCGAGCGGGAACTGACATCCCATGAGGCGCTGAACATCATCACGGGAGGGAATGCGGATGAAGCGTAATGAAGCGATCAGGATGCGGGAGATCATCGAGCAGGCAGCGCAATCCCTGCCGGATCGTGATGCCAGCGAAGTGCCTACGCTTTTCCCCAGCCTGAAAGAAGATGGCAAGCTGATTGCCAACGGCACCCGCATTATCTGGAATGGCGAGATCAGGAAAGCCAATGTGGATATGTGGGACAGGCCCGAGAATAACCCGGACAATGCGCCCAGCCTATGGGATCATATCAGTTATAAACAAGGGGAGCGGATCATTCCTTCCGTCATCCCTGCAAGCATGGCATTCGCACAAGGGGAAAAAGGATGGTGGGGCGATGTGCTTTGTATCAGCCTCATTCCCGCCAATGTATGGACACCGGATGAAAACCCCGCAGGATGGGAAGCCGTCACCGCCTGACGCATCCCCCCCACCCCTGCACCCGCAGGGGCCAGAGGGGACTGAAATGGGCTAAAATGCTTAAAACAGGAGGATTGACATGGTTGACCAACTTATGATTGGCACGAAAGCGTCTTTTGACGATTTCGATGCGTCGTTGAAAGAAAGAATAATTCAAGCGCCATCAAAAAAGTCTATTCGGGAGACCGTGCCGTTTTCTAATGTCACTTACGATTTTTCCGCAATCAATGGTGAAATCTATTGGACAGAACGTGTGCTTGAATACGTTTTTGAAATCATTGCAAATTCACCAGAGGAAATGGAACGCAAGAAAGCCCTTTTCTCCGGCTGGGTAATGAACGTCATGAATGAAAACATTTATGATCCGTTTGAGCCGGGTTGGCATTATGTAGGCACGTTTGACAAGATTGATTATGAAGACGACGAATGCATGGAAAAAACCACCATTACCGTCTTGTTCGTTGCGTACCCTTACAAGATCGCAAATGAAGAAACGGTATATAACATTCTTGTCCCTGGTCGATCTGAAGTGACTGAAATTATCACGAACGATTCATGTCACAGGCTGACACCTACTTTCATTACCGAAGTTCCGTTGAATATCAGTTTCGGCAATGTGGCGTATGCTCTGCATGCAGGAGAGACTACCGACGATTCGTGCAAGTTTGAAATTGGCGAAACCGCGTTGAACGTATTGAGCGCCCAGGCGGATGATTATGTATTGACCGTAAAATTCTATAAAGAGGTGTTCTGACCGTGTATATTGTGACAATTAAAAATAACGGCATCAGGACAGAAATTCACGGCGAAACAGAAAAAATAGCAAGGGGTAGCGTGGTGAAAGGTATCAATTCAATTGATACCTTTTCTTTTTCCCTTTTTCCATCCAATGCCGGGTTTAGGCTGCTGAATGAATTCATGACGCTTGTGGAGGTTTATAACACCAGCAAGAACCGTTATGAATTTTTCGGGCGGGTGCTGTACTCAAATCCTTCTATGAATGACAGCGGCTTGATTCAGAAAGAAATAACTTGCGAAAGCTATTTAGGATTTCTTTGCGACAGCGTTCAGCCTTATGTTTCTGAAAAGAACTGGACGGTGAACGGGCTGCTGCAATATCTGATTGATACGCACAATTCGCAGGTAGAAGGATATAAGCATTTCACGCTTGGTGAAGTGACAGTAGAAGACCCGAATGACAATCTATATTGCGGCATTCAGCGCGAAAACACCTGGGACGCAATAAAGCACAAACTGATTGAAAAATTGGGCGGCGAATTGCGTTTTCGCGTGTCTGGTGAAACTATTTATCTGGATTACTTGACGGCGATTGGAACGACCAAGACCACGCCTATTGCGCTGTCAAGAAATATGAAATCAATCACAAAGGAAAAAGACCCGTCTGCTTATGTGACGCGCCTTATTCCGCTTGGGTGCAAACTGAAGCAGGAAAAGCTTGTGACAGATGGAAACGGGAACGAAACCGTTGAAGTGGTTGAAACAGAAGAACGGCTTGAAATCACGGATGTCAATGGTGGAAAGAACTACATTGATGACGAACAAGCAATTGCACAATATGGCTTGCATATCGGCTTTCAGACGTGGGATGACGTGACAGATCAGAACAACCTACTGCGGAAAGGCAGAACGTGGATGATGGAAAACAACAAGGTTCAAATTAGGTATTCCGTCAACGCGCTTGACCTTTCTGTAATTGGGCTTGACATTGATGATTTTGAAGTTGGTAATAAGCATCCGATTCGAAACGCGCTGCTTGGCGTTGATGATATTGCCCGAATCATCAAAATGAACCTTGATCTGACGGAGCAAGCAAGTTCGTTCTTTGAGATTGGGGACAATTTCAAGTCTTTAAGCGATTTGCAAATTGAACAGTCTGACAGAATCAATAATGCTACCGATACCATTCAGAAAATTGAAAGCAATTACGTCACCAACGAAAAATTGAGCAATGAAACGAATTCACTAAATTCGCTGATTAACCAGACCACGGAAAGCATTATAAACCTGGTGTCGAAGGATTACGTCAACAAAACCGAAGACGAAACGTACCGTGAATATATTGAAACGCAGCTTGCTATTCTGGCCGATGAACTTCTCATGAAATTCACTACCACCACGGAACAGATCGCAAACGTCGACGGGGATTTGCAGACGAAATTCGCCCAGGTGACGAAGTATATCAGTTTTTCCGACAATGGTGTCATCATTGGTAGCGGCGACAATGCTGTGACGTTGCAAGTGGATAACGAAGCAGGCATTGTGTTCAGCCGAAACGGTGTTGCTTTCGGGCGTTGGGATGGGAATGACTTCTATACCGGCAATATTGTTGTGACGGTAGATGAAAGGGCACAGTTCGGAAATTTTGCGTTCATCCCCCGTTCTGATGGTTCGCTATCATTCCTGAAGGTTGGTGATAATTAATGGCATTAAGTGGGTCTTTCACAGGAACGACCTCCAGCGACAAGATCATTCCTGTCATCCGTTGGAGCGCAACACAAAACTATGAAACCAACGAATCTACCGTAACGGCGACATTATATTACTACCGAACCAACAGCTACACGACAAGCGGTAATTGGACGGGTACCTTGACCATTGGCGGTGTCACTCTGACCCGTTCCGGCGTGTGGGCGTATATTCAGCAGAGCGAATACCAAATCGTCACTGCTACTTATACCTTCCCGCACAACATTGACGGAACCAAGACTTTGACGATCAGCGCGACGGGGCGCGTTCCGGGAACGACGCTTGAAAGCACGTCTATTTCTGCGACGATCACGCTTGACCCGATACCACGAACTTCATCTGTTGTGGCTGAAAATGGCACACTGGGAACAGGCCACGCCTTGACAGTCAATAAGGTTGTGGAAGAATTCACCCACTCCATTGCCTACGCTTGTGGTAGTTCTGTCGGATGGGTATGCGACGAAACAAGCAACAAAAGCATTTCCTGGACACCACCTATCAGCCTTGCAAAAGAGAACACGACGGGCGAAAGCGTCACAGTGACGTTCATTATTTACACCTATTACAACGGTTCCAGCATAGGCCAGCAGACGAAATCTGTTTCTTTCGCTATTCCGGCATCCGTGAAGCCGTCATGCTCTTTTTCTGTAAGTGACTTATATGGCTATTCGTCTACCTACGGCGCATATGTGCAAAATAAATCTGCTTTTAAGGTTGTAACCACTCCGACAATATCTCATGGCGCGGAAATCATCATGACAACCGTAACCGTGGATGGTGTTACCTATTACGGAAATACCGTGGAAAGCAATGTGGTGCGGAATTATGGCAATTTGACAATAACGGTCACGGTGAAAGATACGCGAAACCGTATTGGCACAGCAAGCCGAACGGTTAGCGTTCTTGAATACATTCCGCCCCAGATCACGGGCCTGACAGTTCATCGGTGCAATGCTGACGGAGTTGCAAATGCGCAAGGCGCATATTGCATGGTGACGATCAATAGCAGAATAACGGCACTGAATAACAAAAACGCAACGCGCTATACATTGGAATATAAAAAGACAAGCGCTTCCGGTTATACCACCGTTGATATGTCTTCATATAACGGTGTTTTTGTTTTGAGCGCAGACACGGCAATGTTCGCTGCTGATTCCGGGGTTTCGTATGACGTGCGTTATACCGTTGCGGATGCTTTCGGCAGCGTCACGAAAACTGCGTTGCTGTCAACCGGGTTCGCCATCATGCATTGGCTGGCATCTGGCCTTGGCATGGCAATCGGTAAAGTTGCTGAATTGGCGAATGTCTTTGATATTGGATGGAAAACGAAATTCAGTGGCGGCATCTTGCATCCTGTCATTGAAAAAAGCACAAATTTGAATGACGTGATAACGCCGAACACCTACGCAGGAAAAGACGCTTCAAGCGCGGGTTATCTCAATTGCCCCATATCTTCCGGGACTTTTACGCTGGAGGTTATTAGCACTGGGACGGACGGCGAAGTGGTTCAAAGACTGACATCAGCAGTCAAAGGAGACCACAAAGTTTATATTCGTTCATACAGGCAAGCAACGTGGGGTAGCTGGTTCACGGAACGCACGTCTATTTCGACGCTGCAAAGCAATTATACGACTTTGAAAAACAAGGTCGATTTGCTTTCCAATAGCAGTTCGTATGCACATGGCCGGGTTTATGTTGAAGTTGCTGCTATGCCCAATAATACATTATCCATGACAAATGTTACCTTGCCGGATGATGTTACGGAATATTGGATTGAAAATGCCTGGATGAAATCAAGCGACGGCAAACGCCACATGCTGCCGTATTTTACAACTAGCGCAAGCATGTGGGTTCAATGCTGGATTGACAGTAGCAAACGATTGACCATCAATTCAAATTTTGCGGCAAATTCATATTCAGGCCATTTTGTTATCGCATATAGATTGCCTACTGATTAATTAGAAAGAGGTGTTTCCAATGACGCTGTATCAATGGCTTTGCATCCTTGGCATTCCTGCTATCTTGGC